CGTTCTCAGTGGTCAGGCTGTGCAGGATTTCCGTCGATGGGATCGTCTCCCGGATGTGCATGCGAGCTGTGCAGCCGGTTAGGTCAACGGGGACGGAAGGTGCTCCAGCCTTCCAGGTGAACAGTTTCCTGAACGTCGAACCCTGCTCGATGGTGAGTTTGAGTTTGCCAGCGGCCATCACACACCGCCACGAGTGACGACCGCGTTCATGCAGGATACCTTGACGGCGTTGGTGTAGGTTACTGACATGATGGGCTCCTGATTTAAATGCCGCCGTAGGTGACGGTACTGACCGGCCTGCGCACCCGGTTCTGTTCGATGCGGGCTTTGCCACAGTAGGCGTCATGCAGCGCCCGGTAGCGGTCGGCAGCGCCCTTGTCAAAGGTCTCGCTGTCCTGCACGCTGTATGCGCGGTACTTCACCCAGTGCAGGATGTTGCGCTGGTGCTGCTCGGGTATCTCAAGGTCATCACCGGCCTCGACGGCGGCTGGCAAGCGGAACGTGCGCAGCTCGATGGTCATGGCCTCGTTGGGGATGGGCCACGTGCGCAGCATGCCCTCGTCCAGACCAGAGATCAGGGCGCGGGTGGTGCCGACGGTGCCGTCAAACTTCATACTGTTCTCTGCCATCTTCTCGACGGAGATGATGGGCATGTCCAGCCCCGTGGCCGCATTCACGGCATCGCGCAGCTTGAGTATCTTCGGGTCAATGGCGTACCACTGGGTCGGCGGCACGATGGCGATCGTGAAGCTGCGCGAGTCAGCGACGCCGTTGGTGTCCCGGCAGAACTGCTTTTGTGCCTCGTCGATGTACCCGTAGATCAGGGTGTCTGACCAGAGATAGGGCAGCTCAAGGTCAAAGACCTCGGCGCGGAACAGGGCGAGCAGTTCTGTGGTTGTCATTACGCAGCCTTATCAGCCTGGAACTTCTGCCAGAGGATGTCGCGCTCTTTGCCGTCGATGTCCCAGCCCAGCTCTTTTGAGAGCACGGACGCATGTGGGGCACCGGTGCCAGCGAAGTCGTTGCGCTTGCCGCGCAGGATGAGCTTCTCGAAGGCAGCATAGACCGCTGCCTCGCGCTCGGATAGAACTGTGGGCTCCTTGGGAGCGCCGTCGTCTGCTGGCTCAGGGATGTCCTCGGTTGGGAGGATGCCGTTCTGAATCAGCTCAGCGTGCATCTGGTCGGGAGCGTAGGTCGGTACACCTTTCTTGAAGGCGACGGAGCGTCCGGACTTTGAGCAGACTGTGATATCTCGTTGGGAAATGTAATCCATGGTGCTTTAGGTGAAGTTAGGTGTGGATGGAAAGACGGGGTCCACAAGACCCCGTCTTGCTTGGTTCAACGCTTAGTTGACTTGGACTTCGGAGGTACGTCCGTCGATCGTGTACTGGACACGAACTCGAACCTTACCTGCGGAGGCCGTGGCGGCCATGCCAGCGACCGTCAGGCGCACGTTCTGACCGGCGTTGCAGAGCAGCGGCTTGGTCAGGGTGAGCGCAGTACGGGCACCAACGAGGGCAGCGTCGATGTCGTATGCCGAGATCAGCGCAGCGGTGTCGCCAGCGATACCGACACTGATCGTGGCACCAGCGCCGATGCCGACGTAGGCGGTATCGACGATCAGCTCACCACCGGTGATCACAGCACCCACGGGCATGGGGATGCAATCAAACACGACGGCTGTACCGGAGGTCAGACCGGGCTCCACTGCACCGGACACCGGGTCAACTGCGGTGGCAGTGCCGGTGTTGGTGACGGCAGCGCCGAAGGTCTTCTTGACCTGATCAGCGGAGTCCTGCACATACTCGTTGAACGAGTAGGCAAACTCAGCCATCAGGGGGTATTGCGCAGAGCGCGAGGCAGGCTTTCTCATGGTGAATCTTCCTTAGATGTTAGATTACTGAGCCACGTAGCAAGAAACTACGCCGAAGTCTTCGACGGCATTGCCTTCGTAGATGTTTCGCTTGCGAGTTGCCGAAGTCAAAGTTCTCTTCGTTCCACTCAGGAGCACCGAGGTCGGCCATACCGAGGGCTTGCGCACCGCAGAACAGAACCTGGCAACCGTGGATCGCACCACCAGCACCGTACTTGCCGCTGGTCAGACCAGAGGTGTTAGGCACATGACGGAACTCGTGCAGGTAGATGCCGTCGATCTTGACGGTGTCGCCGCTGAACAGCTTGTCGTTGGTGCCAGAGTTCTGGCTGTAACGCAAGTTCTGGTTGTAGTCAGGGTCTTGTTTCAGCTTCGCCATTGCCTGGGGTGTCAGGAATGCGTGGAAGGTCTCTTGACCGCCTTCGCCACCGACGCCACGGATATAACGATCCTTGCAATACGCCTTCAGCTGCACGAACATCTTCCAACCGGGGAAGTCGGTAGCCAGGACGTCAGCGGAGGTATTGCTACCGGTCAAGCTGGTCTTGAGCACGCCATTGACTTGGTCCCAGCGGCACATGCGGCGGGTAGAAGGAGCCTTCACATCAGCAGCGAATTCCAGGTACTGGAGGTCGGAACCGACGCGGGTCTGGCCGTTGGGCTTGTACTGATAGCCGATACCAGCCAGCGTCTGGAACGCCATCTGGTCGATACGGTCTGCCAGCCAGTAGCTCAGCACGTTCTTGGAGTTGTCACGGAAGCCGATGATCGACTTTTGGTCGGCCATCTTACCTTCGTGGCGGTTGGCATGACGGAGCTGGTCGATGCGGATGACCTGTTCAAAGGTCTGCATGCCCTCTTCGTTACCGACCAAGGTGCGGTCACCTGCCACACCGTCGCCTTGCAAGTCTGCAAGCAACGTGATGACGGCGCGAGCGCCTTTTTCACTGGACTTGAGGTCCGTGATGTGCTGGATCATGGCATTGGTGCCAGAGCCCAGGAACTTGTTGATGAATGATTGATTGCGGGCGTTTTTCCACAAGTCCATCGACCAGATAGTCTTCTGTTCGTTGGTCAAGAGCCCAAAGTTGGTTAGTGCCATGTGGCACCTCCTTCATTAAAGACGAGACATATACAAATTGCTCTTTCGAGCCTCTTGACACATGTCGTCGTGTCCAACGAAGGTGGAACGTATCGTGTTCCTGACGGTGTGCGAATTCTACATCTAATTTAGATGTTAGAAGTCGTCGCCTCGCATTTTCGCTAAATCCGACTCGCTGAGCTGTGCAAACTCCTTCTGGCTCATCTTCATCACGGCTGCTACGTCCAGTGGGCCACCACCGAGGCGGTCGCTGTTCTGTCCCGTGCGGGTCAGGCTCGGAGGGGTCTTTGCCACGGCACCAGCGGTCTTCGTGGCAGCATCTTTCTTGCGCTCGGCGGCCACGTCCTTCTCAGCCACGTTGGGCTTTGCCGTGGTAGCGATCTCCTGGCGCGTGGTGCGGGGCTCCACGATCAGCTTGACAGCCTTCTGGAGCGCGGCGGTGGGGGTCAAGCCCTTAAGCTGGTAGGCGTCCTTGAGTTCTGCGACCTCAGACATGGCTGCCTCGTCGTAGTCCTCGTGGTCGGGGTTCAGGCTCGGGAACGCATTCTCGATGCGCTCCAGCACGATGTTGTACCGGGCACGCTCTGTGGCGCGGACCTCGGCGGCATGAATCTTCATGTCGCTCTTGGCTTCTGCCATGTCGCGCTCGGTCTTGGTGATCTGGCGCTGCTTGTCAGCGGCCTTCTGCAGCTCACCGTCGGTGATGAGCGTGTTGTACTCGTCCCACATCTTCGTGATGGCGTTCTCGGCGGCTGTCAGCTCCAGCTGGCGTTCCAGAGTGGCCCGCTGCTCGCGCTCCTTCTCCAGAATCTCCTTGTGCCGTGCCAGAGGGATGCGGCTGTCCTTCTTCTTGGGGTCGTCCTTCTCGGCGGTCAGGTCGGCCTCCAGCTCCTTTACGGCGGGGTCTTCCTTGACGGCTTCCTTCGCTGCCAGCTCGGCATCGGGCTCGTCCGGGTCAATGTCGTCTTCGAGGAGGTCTCCCCGGTCTACCGGGCCGGTGCCTCCAGCGTCGGGTTCAGGGTCGTAGAGGCGGAAGAAAGGTTTGAGTAACATAGTGCTAGGCTTTCACAGTGGATTGACGGGAACGGTTGGCAACGTGCGGCTGCGCCGTCGGGGGTTTCGCAGCAGCCTGAGCTGCCTGCTGGGCTGCCTGGACTCGGGCGTCCATGCGCTTCTGCTGCATGTCGCGCTCTTTCATCTGAATCTCGGCGTCGAGCTTCTCGCGTTCGAGCTGGTGCTCGCGCTCAGCCAGGGACATCTTCTGCTGGGCCATCTGCTCGTCGATGCCCATCTTGTGTTCAGCGACCTGAGCCTTGACCTGGACCTCAGCCATCTTGGCTTGGCCTGAGCCGTCGTCTGGCTCGCCCTGCAGCAGGACCTGGGTCTTGGCTGCGGTCTCCTGGGTCTTGGCACCCTTGAGCTGGGCGTCGGCACCTTTGTGCTGGGCTTCTGCCTCGGTCTTGGCAACTTCTGCCTCCTGGCCGCGCTGCTGCAGCTGCTTCTGTGCCTGAGCTTCTGGGCCGTTGGCCTGCTCCTGCATCTGCTTGATGATGTCCTTCTTGTTCATCAGGCGGCTGGAGTCGATAAAAACAGAGTCTGGCAGCATGATGCCTGCCTCGCGCATCGCCATGGCCTGCTCGAACTGGCTGTCCTCCAGGGTCTCGCGCTGCGGGACAGAGCTGACAACGACGTCGTACTCACCGAGGGTGATGTCGTTGATGATCTCCTGGTAGGGGTTCTCAGCTTCCTCGCTCGGGGCTTCGGGGTTGGGCTGGTTGATCGTGAATGTCTCGCTCTCGCCGGTGGCCTGATCGTGGGTGATCGTCATCATCCGCTCTTCTGTGTAGAACTCCTGAACGAGGTCCAGGATGTTCCGCGCCAGGATGTAGTCCGAGCGGGTCAGGTTGTCGAGTGGCTTAACAAGGTTCGTGCTGCCAGCTTGGCGCTTGGCTTGTATAGCCTTAGCAGCCACGTCGGCGCGGTCCATACCTTGCATCGAATCCGATATGCCGGAGATAGTCTTGATGGACTCTTCGGCTTTGTAGGAGATGCGGTCGAGCCCCGACGGTACGGCGTTGGGGGTGATCTTAGTAATCGTCTTGGAGGGGTCGCCATTTGTCTCAATCACCAGACCGGTCTGGGCTCCTTTTTCCTCCAGCTCCTCTGGAGTCATGTTCGTCAGGCTACCCGCCTGCACGATGTAGCCGCTGTTCGCTGTGGTGTTCACCACGTGCAGCTCCTGGCTCGTGACCTTGTTCAGCAGCTCCTGCGGGCCGAGCAAGTTCTCCACCAGCCCGACGGTGTGGCCGTAGCGGAAGTACGGGAAGTACGGCACGATCGTGAAGTGCTTGTACGGGCTCCACTCGTTGTGCAGAATGACGTTGTCAGCACAGGTGACCCAGCGGATGCGACGCACCAGCTTCGGTATGACCTGGAAGCCATACGTCTCCACGAAGTAGGCGATCTTGTTGCGGTCGAACTCCTGTGGCACCGGGCGCATGTCACCAGTCGAGGGTGACATGAAGAACTTCTGCTTGTCCAGGTCCCGGTACTGGCGCTCGATGATGCGGATGTTCCTGAGCACGTTGCTCTGGTCGAACCCGGTGTTGTACTGCGCCGTGCGGGCTTCACCGAAGCGGTCCCGGTTCATCTGCACAGAGTCGTAGCCGTAGGGGAAGCTGGCGTTGTCGCGGTTGCGCAGGATTTCGGCGTCGGCCGGGTTGTACAGCACGGCGATGTCATCAGCGGTAACCCACTTCGTGGTCATCACCTCAGACCACTTGTCTGGGTCATACTCGTCGGCATCCGGGTCCAGGATCACGTTCTTCCTGTTGATGTTCTCGATGCGGACCTCGCCCTGCATGCTGTCGCTGTAGTCCAGCCGCACGTCAAGGTAGCCACGGGAGCTGATCACACCGTCGGCGAACATGTCGCTGCGCTTCCACGGCAGCTGGTTGTTGTCACTGATCTGCTTGAACACCTTGCTGAGGATGTCGGCCACGTCGGTGCTGGCACCGGAGCGGGGACGGAAGCTGATCTCGGCGCGGTTGTTGATCTGCTCACCCAGCACGTTGCTGATCGTGGACAGAATCTTGTTGATCGTCAGCACCGGGCGGCGGACCTTCTCCAGTACGGCGCGGTCCTCGACCTCCCACTGGTCACCGGCGAAGAACTTCTCGCAGCGGTCAGCCTTGGCAACATACTTGATGTGCCCGTCGTCCCGCGCACGGGCGTACCGGCTCCAGGTCTTGTATGAGAGTTCTGAATCAATCGGCATGGGTCACCTCGTGGAGCTTCAACCCCGTGTACAGGTCTTGCAGGGTGTCAGTGGAGAGCGTCTCCAGGATGCGGCGGTTCCACAGATATGTCGGTGGCTCGCCATGGGTGGTGTAGTGCCTAGCCAGTCCGCCGCGCTCGGCGTCGATGCCCACCTGTTCGTGCGGGAAGCCGACGCCTACGATGCCGTCGATGAGCAACATCCGGGTGAACAGGACGTGTTCGTCTGTCATTTCAGGTGTCTTAGTTTGTACAGGGTGCTGGCGGTCAGCTCTTCGATGCCCGCCAGGATGTTCATCAGCGACTGGAAGTCACTGTCCTCGGACGCCTCGACCTGCACGAGCTCCAGGTAGTCTTCGAGCAGGGTGACAGGGTCTTTCTTCTCGACGGAGGCGGGGCTGGGCCAGCTCTTGATCTGACCCTCCAGACCCATGTACACCTCGGCGTACTTGTCGATGCAGTCTGTCAGGGCGCTGTAGAAGTCACCCAGGGCCATGTGCTGGGCGTAGGAGGGGGAGCTGAGGTGCAGGAGGTGCGCCTGGGTGCGCACGGCCATGCTCTGGGCGATGAATTGAGGGCAGCTCATGTCACGCGCTCATGTACGAGCCGCTCGATCTGTTCGTCCTGAACCTGTCTTTCCATGATTTCAGCTCCTTCGTCTTGATCTTCTGCGGTGGTTGCCGTCCGATCGCCATCTGACATGCCCAACTGACGCTGTCCACACAGTCATCGTGTGCCCCGGCGGGGAATCTGAGCATCTCAAGGCGGCAAATGTCGTACCAGCCGTCATCGACGTTGCTGAAGCTGACCATCCCCTGCTGCATCCGACCCTGGAGCGGTCTGGCACGCGCCAGCTTGTCCGTGATCGGCTTCAGCACCTGAATTGAAGGGTAGTGGCGCTGCTCCTGCATCCGTTTCTTCAATAACGACTCGATAGCGCGATAAATCTGCCCGTCTTCGAAGCCCAGCTGCTGGCCGGGAGTGTACCATTTCTTACTTAGAGCTAAGATTGCGTCGCAAATGAACAAACCGTCGCCAGACTTGAATCTGATCTGCTCCGCGACGTGCAAAACGTCGTTCTCGTCGTGCAACAAGACCGTCCCGACCGTGTAGTCGTTCTGTTTCTTCTCACTGATGGCGAAATCCCACGCGATGAACACGTGGGCGCGGGTCAGAGCCGGGAGCGCAGCCCGTCGGAAGTACTCTTTCAGGAAATACGCCCCGTCGTCAGGCACCGGGTTCTGCTGATACAGCGCCGACCAGAACCGTGGGCTGATCGTGGTCTTGATCTGGGTGAGCTGGCGCAGGTCGTAGCGCTCCGGGTGCAGCGCCTCGCCCTTCAGACGGAGCAGCTCGCCGTTCTCGGGCGCGGTGTCGACGATCAGGTCGGTGTCGTGGTCGAGATACTCGTCATGTTCAGCGATGGCGGGGTACTTAACAACTGTGAACTGGTCGGCATCGGGGTTTGCGGCCATGGCCACCTGCAGTCTGCCAGCCAAATCGTCGTCATGCCACCATGTCTGTACCACCAGCACCCCGCCACCGGGGGCGAGGCGGGTGTAGGCAGTTGATCCGTACCAATCCCAGAGCTTTTCTCTAATGTCTGCACTGTCAGCCTCCTCAGCGTTCTTGAGCGGGTCGTCGATGATTAACAGATGAGCGCCTTTTCCCGTGATACCGCCGCCCACACCGGCTGCCACGTATGCCCCTTTGCTGCTCTGCAGGCTCCACTCCTCGGCGGACTTGTCGTTGGGGTCCAGGCGGGCATCAAACAGCGGGTGGAACTCCGGGTCTTCGAGCACGCCCTTGACTTTCTTGCTGAAAGTCATGGCGAGAGACACGTTGTACGAGCAGGCAATGATCTCGTGGTTCGGGTTGCGCCCTAGATGCCACGCCGGGAAGCTGCGGGAGCACAGCTCTGACTTGCCAGAGCGCGGGGGCATCAGCAGCATCAGGCGCGGCGACTTCTTGTCGGCCACGTCCTGGGAGAACTTCTCCAGCCGACGGCAAATATCCTTGTGTACCCACCCTGCTTGGTAGGTCTCGTTCATGCGCTGCACGAACGGCAGGAGCAGCTCACGCGCACGCTTGCGGTTGATCAGCTCGATAGCGGCTGCGTTCTCGGGGGAGAGGGGCTCAGGAGCCGGTGAGGGCTGCTGCACTGTTGCCTCCGCTGATGATCTTGAGTAGTTCGGCGTCGCTCAGGGTGTTGAGCTTGTCCAGCACGATGCTGCCGGACACATCCACCTTCACCTTGTGCTCGATTGGGGCGTAGTAGCCGCATATCTTGCCGATCTCGCGCCAGCCAGCAATCATGGAAGCAGGTTCAGCCATGAGCTTCGCCATCTCGATGGACTCCAGCATCCCGTCCATCACCCGCTTGCGTGACATCTGGTTGGCTTCCTCCCACTTGAGCTCGTACTGAGACTTGAGCGCCAGGACGTTGGGCATCTTTGCCATGCGGTAGACGATCTTCATCCCGCCCTCTGAGTACCCGGCACGCATCCCGGCACTGGTGAGTGAGTCACCTTGCGCCCAGTACTGCACGAACAGCTTCTGCTTCTCGGTGAGTGGCTTGTCAGGACTGATGACCTCGGCCATCTCCTCGGCATTGAGGTTGGAGGTGTCGGTGCCACGTAGGCGGGCATTGGCGACTCCGCGCCCAGTGTTGTTGCCTTTGACTTTGCGTACGGACTGAGGCGTCGTGTCCTTGTGGTCACGCGTGGGTCTGGCGTTGGGGTTCTTCGCGGTCATGGCTGTGAATTCTAACTTAGAGGTTAGATGAATGTGTTAGCTACAAAAAGGATAGCACTGCGATTTTAGGTTTTCAATTTTGCTATAAAAAACAGAGTTATGGTCTTGTGGGTCCCTCATACCGGGGACGACGAGACATACCCCACTTCGGATTCGGACCTGCACGGCCAGATAAGGAGTCTCTTTGTCGGCACGTCGTTGCCACTCGTGCGTGTGTGGCTCACTGGCGTGTAGCCACAGGACAACCAGCTGCGCCTCGTAGCACACAGGGCTGTGTGGCTGGCGCTGTAGCCCTAGCCCTAGCCCTGCGCTGGCGTGTATGCAGTAGTAAGCCATTAGCCCGAGCAAGCTCGGTCTC